GGCTAATATGCTGATATCATTGAGTATTAATCTGTCATGCCTGCAATAAGATGGTGCAATTCTCCGTTATCATGCTGTCAATGATTGTCAAGATCATCGACGGCATCAATGGCATGATCGGCTAAAACGCAACAATATCAGGCAATTACGCCTCTATCGCAATCTGTAAGCATCTCCGACAAAATGGGGTATCTGGCATCATTAGCATCATGATGATTAATGATATAATGATGAGCCCATCACTGCCCAATTTTTGGGCAAAAAAATGGACCAAGTGAAAAAAAATTTATCGCCATCAATATCATATAGTTACAAGCCGTTATCCACAGCAAAAGGGTACTCTGATGTTGTATATAATAATAAAAGACATTTCCGACAAGGCGAGCAAAGCGAGCACCCCCGGAGGGGCGGGGGAACAAAGAAAAGACTAGGGCGGATCATGGACCAAGAGATGATGGCAAGACGGGAAAACAGTGAGAAGCGAGTCGATGACGAAACGCTGCTTGCACTGGCGGCGGCTGGGAAGAGCAGCCGACAGATTGAAAAAGCGCTCGGCAATATCGATCACAGCACGATCTGTAAGCGTCTCAAGCATCTAACGCCGCGGCAAAGTACGCAGATATTCAAAGAGCTCAAGGCGGATATCCTGGCGGAAAGCCAGCGGAAGGTAATGATGCAAGCCGACAAGCCGGGGGTAAACGCACGCGATCGGCGTGATTATGCCGTCACTCTCGGCATCCTGATGGACCAGGAGCGCAAGGAGCGGGGGCAGCACGAGGATCGGACGCGGCCGATGGTGATGATATTCGAGAGGAGCAACGTTCAAATCAATTCTGGCGCCGGACCATTGCCGGCGGGAAATGAGGACTTTACCGGCGATGTCAACAGCTCTAGGCCGGTTATCAACAGTGTGCTAACAGCGCACACTGAAAAGCGTAATGATATCAGTTAGTTAAGTGGTCATGTCTTATAAGATCACTTATGTAAACTAGAGGAAAAGCCTAAAAGTGCAGGGAAAACGCGGAAGTAAACAGGCTAATACAGAATCCCCTTCCTCATCTCAGGTGAGTCGGCAGGCTGATCTATTCGGCCGGCTGCAGGCGAGCGAGGGCAGGACCGGAGGCGAGGCGCACACAGAAAAAAAGCATGCTTTCCAGGACGCGGAAGGGCGGGGGGGCATCCCCTTTCCGCAAGTAGGGTCCCATCTTAGTATATCCCCGTCACGGAGAACGCTGGAACGACGGGATGGTCATTCATGTTTCAAGTCGGTCGAATCGACGGTTCTGATCATTGAGGGGTGCGCAAGGGATTTAGCGAGACGGTATTTTTCGGATTATTTTCGAGCGAAAGGTTATTGCAGGCCGGTTATTCAGAAGGCTTCGAAGATGACCTTTCCGATTGACATAATATCGGGGAATGGTCGGAATCCGGTTTGTAAGCACAGTTGCCGTTGAAAGGGTTTTAGCGATGGCTAAAGTGAAAGTGGTGAAGCAGTCTCAGTATGTTGAAGCGCGTAACAAGCTGATTCCGTTTGCGGCGAGATATGCGAATAGTTTTTTCCGGAATTCGAGTGAGCCGCACGCGCTTACGGATGAGGAAAAGGGTCGTTGGAATGCGATATTTCACGCGAAGATGAACGAGCTGGCGGCGCCGTTGTTGAGGGGGGTCCGATGAGTGAATGGAAGCAGTACAAGCGAAAAGGCTTGAGCGAAATGAGGCCGTACTTGCCGGGCGAGGATGTATCTCATGTCAGTATTTCGGATGTCGACGTGCAAAACGGTTCGCCAAAAGAGGGCGACATGATTGCGCGGAATCCTAAAAACCATGCCGATCTGTGGCTTGTTGCGAAGAAATATTTTGAGGAAAACCTAGAGCCGGTCTGAGGGTGCACGATGAAGCTATTCGACTTCGATCTGCATCGGGCAGAGGTTGCGAAAGACCTTATAGAACGTGTAGCCGCGGCAAGTGTATTCGCAGCGCCAGGCGTGTTGATAGGTGATTGTAGTAACGGGCTCCATTGCGCCGGTGAAGTAGGCAGTAGCGGCGAAGGCGGGCGTTGATAGGAGCAAAAAGGCTGCAGTTATGATGGTGTTTTTCATGGCATTTTTCCTTTTTTTATTGGTTATCGGCGTAAGTAGGCGGGGGCTTTAGTGGGCAAGAAGTTCATCAAGCAGCTGAAAGAGCGTGAAGAAGTACGCGAAGAGCTGAATTTTGACCTTGATATTGCGAAATTCACGGAGCGGCAGCTTTCGGCCTTGGATCATCTGGACAGCGGTTTGATCAAATTCCTGCTTTACGGGGGCGCGCTGGGGGGCGGGAAGAGCTATTTTCTGCGCTGGTGCGCCGTGCGGCTGCTGATGCGCTATTTTTACAAGTATGGCGTGCGCTACGTGCAGGTAATGCTCGCCTGCGAGGACTATCCGAGCCTGAAAGACCGTCAAATTTCGAAGATGGCGCGGGAGTTTCCCGCCTGGCTGGGCAAAATGTATGTGGATCACAAGGAATATGGGCGCTGTTTCGTGCTGAACCCGGATTACGGGTCCGGCGTCGTCTGTTTGAGGAACCTGGACGATCCTTCCAAGTACCAATCGGCGGAGTTTGCGGCGATTCTGGTCGATGAGTTGACGAAAAACGATCTTCAGACCTTCACGGATCTGCGAATGCGAATTCGTTGGGCCGGAGTTCCCGATATGGCGTGTGTTTTCATCGGCGCCACGAATCCCGGCGGGCCGGGTCATGCCTTTTGCAAGGCTTTGTGGATGGATCACCTTTTTCCGCCCGAGTTCAAGCATCCCATCGATTATACGAAGTGCTTCGCCTACGTTCCCTCGAAGGCCGAAGACAATCCGCACCTGGATTCAGCCTATTGGGCGCAACTGCAGACGTTGCCGCCTCACCTGCGGGCCGCCTTCCGCGACGGTTCTTGGGATTTGTTCAAGGGGCAGGCCTTCCAGGAATGGAAGCGGGACTTTCACGTCATCGAGCCGCTTTATTTCCGTCATCTCGACGGGAAAGTGCGGCTTTATCCCGAAGGGGCGCCTCTTTTCATGACCTTCGATTGGGGTTTCGGCGCTCCATTTTCCGTCGGCTGGTGGTGGGTCGATCCGGAAGGCCGGAAATACCGCTTTGCGGAGTGGTACGGCTTCACGGGCGCGCCGAACATGGGCTTGCGCCTGCCCGATCCGGTTATTGCGAAGGGCATCATTCAGCGTGAAGCCGGCATGGGGCTCACGACGGTCATCGAACAAAGCGAATTCGGCGGCTTTGACGAACCTTCCGAGGTCAGGGCTTACGCGAAGGTGGTAAACCCGCAAATCACGCGGATTTGCGACCCGACGTGCTTCAACAAGAAGCCCGATTACAAGGGCGGCGGACAAATGCCGTCGACGGCGAGCGAATTTCTGGCCGAAGGGCTCATATTGCGGCCGGGCGACCCTTCCCGCTCGCTGAAATTGCGGCAATTCCACGATCATCTCGCGATTCCGATCGACTATCTGGACCCGTACGCCGTCAAGCTGGGGCTCACGCCGTACGAAGACGAAGTTTTCGGCCATTACTGGCTTGACGCGGAAATGAACGCGGTGAACCACGAACAGCTTTTCTCCCTGGCGCGGCAAAAAGACATTCAGATTCCCTATGCGGCGCCCATGGTCCAGATTTACAGCACGTGCGAGCAATTCATCAGGACTATTCCCGCGCTGGTGCAGGATGAGAACAACATCGAAGACATCGACACGGACGGCGAAGACCATTGCTTTGACAGCGAGACGGAGATTTTGTCCGAAAATGGCTGGAAATATTTCAAGGATTTGGAAAAAGGCGAAAAGGTGGCGACGCTCGACGCAGGGGGTTTAGTGGAATATCAGGAACCCCAAAGATATATCAACCGGCATTTTATCGGCGATTTATATGCTTATGAAGGCCGTGTGAATATCATGGTCACGAATGGGCACAGATTACCTATCGTGAGCAAGCATTATCGTCGTAAGCATTGGAATTCGTGGGCTCACAAGCGGGTGGATGAAATAAAAGACGATTGCTATCTCCCACGGATTGGTCGATGGCAAGGCGAATCGCCAGATGCGGTTATTCGCATGACGATGGAAGAAAACGGCAATTCTAATCAGGTCGAAGCCATTCCGCTGAACGCTTTTCTTAAATATTACGGATTCTGGCTTGCCGAAGGATGCGTCGGGAAGGGTTCAGGCACGCATTATTCCGTTCATGTCGACCAAAAAGCGGATGTGGAAGAAATTATTTCGGCTCTTGGGTATCGGTATCATATTGTCGAAACGGCCCCGGGGATCAAACGCTATTCAATCCAAAGCAAGCAATTCTATCAGTACATGATTGGTCTTTCTTGCGGCGAGGATTCGAGAAACAAACACATTCCCCGCTGGATGTTACTGCTTCCGAAAGAGAACCTTCGATTTATCTATGACGGCATGATGCAGGGAGATGGAAGTGTCAGTAACGGAATGCCGGTTTATAACACAACCAGCGAACGACTAGCGGGCGACTTTCAAGAACTGCTTTTTAAGCTCGGCATGGTCGGAAATATAAAAAAATATGAACAAAAACATGAATATATCCTTGAGAGAAAAATAAAGTCCAAGGTTCCGTATTATAGAATCCATGTTTTAAAGCATGACCACTCCATGCTTGTTAAGCATAAGTGGCAAAAGGTTTCTTACAACGGGAGCGTCCATTGTGTTTCCGTGCCAAATGAAACGCTTTATGTCCGAAGAAACGGCACGCCGTATTGGTCTTCGAATTGCTACGACGAAGCCTGCCATATCATGATGCACCGTCCCGTCAAATCCTACGCGATTCAGGCGCCGGTGAGACGGCCGCCGAAGGCTATGAACGAAGTGGCGCGCCTTGAACTGAAGCAGATCAAGGAAGATGCGCAAAGAGCTTTTGAAGCCGAAATGATGGGGGTTTTTAATGATTGGTAACGCGATGATTATTGTGGTGTTTTTGGTCCTCATCCTGATCATTTTCCATCAGCGCTACGAGATGGTGAAGACGGCGGAGCGGACGGACGCGCGGGAGAAGGACCTGCTCGATCGCATTATGGCGCGCAACTACGAAACCTATGTCAACGCGCAGGTGGTCAAGGACGAGGCGAAAGAGCGCCGGCCGATGACGGCGGAAGAGATTTACGAAGCGCAGCAAGGGATGGGGGTCCCGTTATGATCTGGTCGCATCTTTTCACCGTCAACATGACGGACGAAGAAAAGCAGCGCATTATGGAAGAAGCGGTTGAACGGGCAATTGCCGAACAGAAGGCTCAAACGGAAAGAATCGAAGCGCGTCTTAGAGAACTTGAGGCGAAGGCCAAATGAAGAAGGAAATCTTCAAGGACGACGATCATCTGCAGCACGCCATCGACGGCTATTTCGATGACCTGACGGACCTCGCGCGCATCATGCAGGAACAGATTATCGAGCGAAATCTGCTCTACTACATGGGTGAGCAATACCTCGAATATTTGCCCTCGACGGGGCAGTTCCGCCGGCGGATGGTTTCGCCGTTCGTGCCGACGCCGGTTTCCAATGAGATCCGGGAATACGTCCGTTCGGTGAAGGCCTCCCTCATGAATCAAAAAACCGTGCCCCGCGTCTGGCCCAACACGCAGGAAAAGGAAGACGAACAGGGCGCCGAAGCCGGTGAATCCCTTTTAATCAGCATGAACCACGGGCAGGACGGCGTTTTCTTCGATGAGCTGGAAAAGCTCTGCATCTTCATCGCCATCGCCGGGACCGTCTTCATGCGGACCTATCCCGACACGGCGCAAGGCGCGTGGCTGCCGGACAGCGATTTGAAGACGGGCGAAGTGGCGGCCAAGTGCATCCTGCCCTTCAACGTCCGCCTCGACACGATGGGAGACAGCCTGCAGGAAAAGCGCTGGGTGGGCATCCAGAGCTTGAAAGACAAGGAATGGGTCGAAGACACCTACCAAGTCAAGATCACGCACAAGGGCGAGAACAAGGCGCGCATGGACTATCAGCGCTACATTGCGAAATTGGTTGCCAACGTGAGTCCGTGGAAGGGGCGGCCGATGGTCGTCTCCCAGCTGGACAACGAAGACGATGATCTGGTGTTGTTCCGGGAAGTGGAATTCAAGCCGACGCCTCAGAAGCGGGACGGCTTTTATGCCGTTTCGTGCGGCGGCAAGGTCATCCACACGGAAGACCGCTTGCCCATCAAAGGCACCAGGACGGAGTGGTTCTACTCCCTCACGGATTTTCATTGGAACTACGTACCCGGCCGCTTTTGGAGCGATGCCGGCGTCAGCGATTTGATCAGTCCGCAGAACATCATCAACGAAATCGACCAGGCCTACGCCATCAACAGGAAGGGCGTCGGCCGGCCGCGGCTGCTGACGCCGGGCGAGGTGGGCCTGAAGCGGATCGGCCTGGGCATCCACGGCCTCCTGGCTATTTCGTACAATCCGATCATGGGGCAAAAGCCGGAAATACACGAAGGGACGCCGTTGCCGGAGCAAGTCCTGAGAGAGCGCATGCTGCAGAAAGAGCAAATCCAGGACGCCGCCGGCGATCCGAAAAACGTCCTGCGCGGGGAACAGCCTTCCGCCAATGCTTCGGGGGTGCTGACGGAAGGCCTCCGCGAAACCGCCGAACGGGGGCGTTATCCAGACAACGAGCGCTTCAACCGGTCGCTGACGCGGGTACACAAAAAGCGCCTTCTCATCGCGCAGGAAGTCTACACGGAAGAGCGGATCGTCAAGACGCTGGGGCGCAACAGCAAGCCGAAGGTCAGGAAGTTCAAGGGGTCGGACCTGCACGGCAACACCGACATCCGCCTGGAACCGGACAGCTCCTTGCTGCAGACGAAGGCCGGACAGACCTCTTTGCTGGAGGCCATGCTGCAATCGGGCTTCTTCGAAGATGGCAAGGTATCGCCGACGATCCGGCAGGAAATCATGAAGCGCGTGGGCCTGGGCAGCTTCAGCGACGAAATCAACAACGACGCGGAGCGGGCGGAACTGGAAAACGTCGAGATGTCGACGGCGCGCAGCATGGAAGAAATCAAGGTCATGCTGGTCGACGTAAACCCGGAGACGGGCGAAGAAATGCCCCTGGTCGATGATCCTCTCTTCGACTTTGACGATCACCGCACGCACTACGCCGTCCACCGCAAATATGTCATCTCGCCGGAATTCCGGGAACTCGACGGCAAGATTCAGACGATCATCACCGAACACACGAAGCTGCACATGCAGCGCATCCAGGCGGAAAAGCCAGATATTCGCGAATACCTGCAAATCGATAAATTGCTTGAACCCGGCTTGTTGACGGAAAGCGAACGGGCGCAAGTCCTCGAACAGTATGTCAACATAGCGGCAGGCAAAGAGGGCATGACGGGCCTGCCCACATCGACGGACGTCATGAAGATCAAGCAGAAGATGGAAGACACGCGCATCAAGGAACAGACGAAGCAGGACAAAATCGACGCGGATATCATCATCGCGCGGATGCAGGGGGAGCAAAAGAAAGATGCCTTACGCAATCAAGCGGACAAAGGGCGGGGCGAAGGTAGTAAGCCCAAATCATCCTAACGGCTTTTCGAAGAAGCCGTTGACGCTGCGGCAGGCAAAGAAGCAACTGCGGGCGATTTACGCCAATACGGGTGGAAAATGAGATTTGAGTTGCACATTGTTTTTGATCTCGAAAGCCTCGCTTGGAAGATAAAGCGCTGGTGGATTCATAGAACCGGCAAGCCTTTGTAT